ACAGCACACCTGTCAGTGTTGCGTAGGCAAGTTCAGCCTGTGCAGCTTTGACTTCTTCTGGCACTTCATTCGATGGGTAGTAAAGAAAGCCACCAATCACCTGTGCGCCGTTGCGGGTAATAAACTGATAGTCAGCATACTCAACCCAGTTTCGCGGCCAGTCCAGTGATTGCGTTGTGTTGACTCGTTCGCCCTTCCATCTCATGCGGTACTTTTCAACTAGGTACTCAGCAGACTTCACCATTGCTGCTTTTTTCTCGCCTATGCTCAGGTTTCCCCAAACTTCGTTACCGCGCCTTGCATGGTAATCGTTAGCATAGGCGATTGTTGCATAGCTGACAGCATCAGACTTTGCAGTACCGTCCTCAACAATAAACCAGTCGCTTGGTATCGTTACTGTATCAGCACTGGTTGCAGGCAGTGAGTCTCCGCTGTTGTTGGTAGCGATAACCCGAACCCTGAGCTTATAGCCTGTGTCGTTGGCAGTGATAATGTATTGATTATTAGTTGCATTATCAATATTAACAACAGTGCTTCCGACTCGCTGCCACTGAAAAGCAAAGCTCTGTGGTCCAGCAGACCAAGTGCCGGTAGTCGATGTCAGTGTATAACCGACCTCAACTGTGCCGCTGATTACTGGTAAAACGCTATTGACAGGAACGGCCATCAGATCACCTCAATCGACCCATGTTTGATTTGCAAACGGTAGTCGTTCAGCCTGCCAGTAAATGTTTCGCCCACTTCTTTGCCATCAACAGGCCGCACAACCTTAAGCATCACAGCATCACTTGATGGCTGCTCTACCTGCTCAACAACGTCTGCTGTTTTACGCTTTGTCGGTTTTTTCATCAGGTACGATCTCCAGTGATTTATGCTTTATCTGTCGCCGCACTTCAAACTCTGGCAACGTCAGTATTGTTCCAATAGGCCATTCACAGCCGCGATAAGTGAATAATGATTTAACTCTAACCTTAACGCAGCCATCTCTTGCGTCACCTAGTATCTCAGGAATCACAAAATTATCAAAATTCTCTGTAATTTCGTGCTTTGGATACATTCCAAACAATGCACCAGAAGCAACACGAACCTGACAACGCACCTCTGGCACAAAGAATTTGTGCATATCAATAATTTTCTTGTCGCCATTATAGCAATCATATCCTGCCATTATAACAGGATGCGCCCCCATTAGGTACGCCACCCAGACTGCCATGACTCCAGAATTGTACATTCTTGGATAGCCAGGCCACTTATGCATCTGGTACTGACCCCAGTGCCACGGGGATATTACCGGCGCATCAGAGAACTGCCTAAGGAAATGACGCATCTCACGCTTGTTTGCTGTGTGGATGTTGTCCATGCAAACAATGTAATTAACAGGCTTTAGCTTTGCCCCGTGATTGTTGACGCTGATCCAGATGTCTGCCTCGATGCCTTCAATATCCGATTGCAGAGTTTTGCCGCCACCCATCACGCAGATTCTTTTCCCAGCATGACGCATGATCAGGTCAGCCAGTGGAGCAGTTGGTTCAAAGTGCATTTTCTATATCCCACGGTCTAGGTTTGCCGTGAAAGCAGATTACCTCAGCGTCTGCTGGCTTGCCATGACGTTTATAGCTGTACACCTTTGCAATGCGCTGCCATCGTTTTGCTGAGTGCAGGTGCTGATTTAAATAGCCCTGATCGCCGAGCGTTATATTCTGGCTGATGTGCTTGCCTGGTGATTTAATCCAGTCATCCCAAATTTTAAATCTCGTTTGCTCCGTCAGGTACATTAAGCCGGAACCGATCACATTTGGATTGCCAAAGTCAGTCAGCACACAATCGCCTTTAGGTATTTCCGGCATTTGGATAACCGTTGTATCAAGGTCAAAATAGAAAATATCGCCTTCTATATCTGGTCGAAACATCTCCATCTTGCACCACCATGACGGCCAGTTGTAGTGCATCGGTATGACAGGCACACCATGTATAAAAATATCCGATATGCAAAAAAGGTCAGGAACCATGCTTGCAAGTCGCCGCACATGTTCTGGTTTGAAATCGCCACCGCTTTTAAGAACGCAAAGATTCATCAAACACCGCCAGCGTCAGGTCGCAGCCGTAGCGCGGATATTGTACGTTGATAACCTCATAAGGTCTTTGGATCATCTCTGCGTATTCTGACAACTCACGATTAAACACAGGCGGGTTGCCTGGCCTTCGCCATTGCCTGCCCATGATCTCGCCAATGACTATTCGATTGTACTTTTTCGCCAAGCCGATCACGTTTTCTATTTCGTAGTCAGGAACATGTAGCAAGACAGTGTACGCAAGAAACGTATAGGCGTGATAAATATACCCTATGGCATGAGCATCGGTATATTGATAAGCCGGATTGTTTAGTCTCGCTGCTTTAATTGCAGAATAGTTTATGTCGTAGCCAAGATACTGATCAGGGTTAAAAGCTGGCGCAAGCCGACCATCGCCGCAGCCAAACTCAAAAACAGAACCTTTGATTGCTTTTTGTAATGCGGGAAACAGATTTACTTCGGGGAATCGTTCGCCCAGCGGAGTAATGTGCTGCAACTTTTGATTGCTAGCCCAATACTCCGCTGGAGTCACAATTAAGCAGCCTGACCCAGTGTCAACACACCAGCAGTGTGCTTCACGCTGGTTGCGATCTTAGTCCAGTTGCTGCCAGTGCCAAGCTCTGCATCAGTCGGTGATGCAACAGACTTGCTCCAAGCGTACCCTTTCAGACCCAAACCAAACGTGTAATCAGCCTGCATGGTAGTCTTGATGCGCTGACTGCCGTTGGAGGTTTCTACGTTAGTGATCAGGTCGCCAGCATCGTGTACAACAATGCCGCCCTGCGCCAGTGACAGAATCTTGATGTCATTGGTGGAGGTTGCAGGAGTTTCACGCAGTGCAGGAGCGTCAGTTACAACGATGCGCTTGCCCAGAATCTCAACAACTGTCACGTTGCCAGCTTGGAACAGCTCTGCACCGTTTGTCAGGTTCTGGCTGATCAGCTTGTGGTACATAGTACCGTCCATCACATCACACACTAGCAACTGGCTTGAGTCGCCAAACAGTGCGTGTGAGTTGTTGATGTCGCTGTAGGTCAGATCACGGCCAGTGCCAATGTCATTCGTGACCGTTGCGCCAAGGTTCTCCATTGCAGCGATTGCTGATGCAATACCAGCGTTCAGCATGTCTTTCAACATTGCTTCTGCCATGTTGCGAGAGATAACTTCGACAGCAATAGTCGGGTTATCACCGACCCAACGCAGTTGTGAAGGCTCCCACTCAATTGGACCAAAGCCGCCAGCAACCTTTGCAGTCACATGCTCAAGCTGTGCAAGCTGAGTGCTTGATGCGCTAGTGTTGGTGGCGTAGCGATCTACACGGCGTTGTGCGCTGTGCAGGCTGGAGAACATTGACTTCAGGAAGAAGTCGCCGTCAAAGCCTTGCGTAGACAACTGGATGCCGCCGTTGCTGGCTGCGTTAAATTTCTCGACCATTTGGGCAACAGTTTCAATCGTTGCTTCACGGACGTATTCGTTAAACACTTTCATGTTGGTTAGAGCCATGATAATTACCTCTTAGGTTATGGCGTTAAGTCAGGGAATTTTGTGGCGAAATATGCTGCTCGTTCTGCTGGTGAGCCATCAATTCTGCCTTTTGTCGAGGCAGCCCCGCCGCCATTTCCACCAGTGGCTCCACCACCAGAGTTTGCAGGAGCTTGGACAAAATGCTTGCCTTCGTCACCCGCTGCCCATTCCTTCACATAGTCTGAAAGGGCTTTATCACCGATCTTGGCAATTCGCGCATCACCTTCAACAACGATTTGCACATTTTCCTTCAACATCGCCTGTACTGCTTTTAGGTGTGTTGGGTTTGTCACTCCAGCCTTAGACAGCTCTGCTGTTAGGCCGTTTTGTATCAAAAGCTGACGAGTGTATTTCGACTCTGAGTCTAGAGCATTTGTTGTCGCTTCAAAATTCTTGGTCAAATCTTTGTATTGCTTTTGCAGTGTTGCGTTATCAGTTTGCGCCTTTTCCAGCGCAGACTCTAAACGCTCAACTTCTGCTGGATCAACGGATTTGCCGTTGCGCTCGTTTCTCTTTAAGTCTGCCAATAATTGCTTGTTATGGTTCTTTAAGCCTTCAGTAGCAGTAGCTACCGCCTCGTCAACTATTGCTTTTATTTCTGGTGTTATTTCCATCGTTTGACCCCTGGTCATGGCCTCTGGCCTTAGTTGTTTCTCTCTTTAAGCTGTGCAATCGTTAATGGCCTACCTCGACCATTGACTAAATCGTTCAGCGTTATCTCACCCTTACGATACATCTCTGCGCGACCTTTGCCAAGTATATCATCTTGACGATCTTGCGTCTGCCGTGATAGCCAGCCTTCAAATGTCAGTGAAGCCTTGACCTGTCCTGTCTCTGACGCTCTTGTTCCACCAGGCTCGCCATCTAAGACTACCGGAATCAATAAGCACCGGCAGTTAAAGTGCAGCGGATAACTGGGCATTGGCGAACTATGACCGCCATAGGGTTTGCCAGACTTCTCCCACTCTTTACCATCTAATGGCGCACAGACTAAACAAGTGCGCGAATCAAGTGTTGCTACAGCCCTATAACGCAGGACGATGTCATCATTGTCCTCCATTACCTTCATGCGAGCATCGTTGGCAATGGTCGCTGTTGATGTCTGCACCAGTGCTGCTGCGTTGCTGCGCGATACATCCATTACTTGACGCACACGGTTTATGATCTGCGCGTTAGTCTCAGCCCCTGCGATACCTTGCCTGACCGCTGCTGCAAACTTAAATTGTACATCAGCAGACTGCTTTGCCCAAAGCGCACCTTGTGTTGCGCCCTGAATAACAGCATCTGTTGCTATTTTATCCAAAACTGTTGCAGATGCCAAAACAGCGTCTCTTGCAATAGATGACGCGGTTACTTGTGCTGCGACCTTTGCAATCTCATCTGTATCTGATATTGACTGAATTGCGATACGGTCATAATACTTTTCTATCAGTTCACGGGCTTCTTTCAACTGCTTGTTTGCCCTTGCCCTGCCCCACTCGGTCATCTGGCCTGCAAGTTTGCCGACCAACTCACGTTCTAACTGGCGCAGAATGCGGATTACGTCTCGGCTGACGCCTTCAGATGCTCTGAAAATGTCCAGCTGCAACGCAACTGCCGCATCAAATTGTTTGTTCATCAATCAATCCGCTGGCTGTTTATCCGTTCCTGCTCCACTTCAAACGTGACACCTTGAGCTATGATTTCACCATCTTGCAAGTTATCAAACAAGGTCTGGTTAGAAATCGCGCCTGACTGCCATGAGCCAATAAGCGCAGTTAATTCTTGTGCTGACATTCTGATTGGCATAAAGTCATTATTTAAGGTGTAGGCAACATCACCAGTTAAGCCTGCCCATCTTAAAAAGGTTGTCAGCGCGTTAGTGATGGTGATGTTAATCACCTGAGACATTGCCGCCAGTTGCGACTGTTCTCCCGCTTGCCTTGTCTTTTGAGTTTCTGACGACTCAACTGATGATTTCTGGCCTTCCAGCATTCTTGCGCCAAGCACTGCCATCTGTGATTTTTTATCTTCAAGGTTTGTTCGCAAAGCAGGAAAGTCGCCTGTTGTTTCAACGTAGAATGCTTTTGCCATAGGGTCAGGCAGGCAGTTTGCTGATGTTCCACCCAATGTGATAGGCGGGTCACCTTCTTCCCTTCTGTGACCAGTGATGAACAAAGTTGGTAAGCCTGAGAAGTGACAAGCGTGTTCATAATCAGATGTGACCATGTAGTGCGCCAAATTCATATCAACCAAGTCTAGCAGTGGTGGTGAGCTTACTGCTGGGCTGATGGAATCAACGCCAGCAAAGTAAAAAGGTATTCTTCGCAGTGGTTGGTTGTTCATCAGCGGATATAAATCCTCTCCAACTTGATTATCAGCGTTATCAACTCGCTGATAGAGTCGTTGCCTGTAACCTTTAGGTGTAAGGTCAAGCACCCTGAACACTGTCTGCGCTTCGTGTGAATACTCGTTTTCAGGCATTGGTGCTTCTTCTTGCAGCACTACAAGTGTCAGCACTTCAGAGCCTGCAATGCGGGTTGTGCGCCAGTTGATTATTGCTTTTTCAGTGTAGTGAGCCATGAGAGGTTGCCCACCCAGCAGTTCTGCGCCAGCGCGAGTAAATCCACCAGGGTTTTCAATTTGCGGGTAGTCAACCAAGATACCGCTGCGACCAGTCTTTAAAACTCGCTCGAATACACCTTGAACAAAAACATCCAGTGGAGTACCGGCCAAATCGACATTATTAATAAAACGTTCTGCACCTTCTGGCGCAACAATGTTTGCTGGCTTGCGAAAGACCATGCCCTTCAGACCAGAGATTGTTCGCCAGGTAGCGTTGAAGAATGGAGTTCTTTTCAGCCTTGTCTCGTAGTCGTTTTGCTCTTCAAAGCGCAATCTTGGCAGATAAGCAGTATTTTTCTCATGGATTTTATACTGGCCTTCTGAGGCATCAATGCACCGATCCCATAAAGGCAGGTTCTTTTCATAGCCTGGGTTTGGCGTAGATACGCCGGAATAGTTCTTGGTGATCATATACCTGCAATCCTCGCCTGTGATATTGGGCGAACCAGTGGGAATCTCCTGTGCAGGAAATAACCCATTGAATCTGTGTAGTCATCAATGGACGGGTGATCGTTGTATTTCTCCGGTTCACCCTTCGCATCGTAGCCTTGCGACTCAAGCGCATCGGTCAGCATTGGGCATCTGTCAGTGTTAATACTGATGCGGTCATGTGCGAACAAAGCGTTGACAGCGTTAATTCTATCACGAATTGCCGGATTTGCATTAGGGGCGTCCACACGGTAGCCAGCCTGCTCAATTATCTGGATATCAGACTGGCTCGCATTGGTTCTGCCAGCCCTGCCTGATGCGTCTGGGTAGACAGTTATCATCCTGCCGCCTTGCCTGTAGCGATCTAGCCTGTTGCAGATGTCGCGGGTATCGTAGGCCACAAACTCATCAACTGCTACGGGTTTATTGTTCTCAATCAGCCAAAGGTTAGCAGCGCAGCCGCCAATGTTAAAATCCAGCCCGACATAGATTGCTCTGTCATCTGCTGTCAAAACCCTTGTTGTGTGATGCTTTTGCCGGTCAAAAAAGTGATACACCTTGTTCTGGCTTAGACTGACAAAATCGCCGTTAAGGTACATCTCTGCGAGCAGCGGGTCGTAGTTTTTGCGAATATCCTCAATGTACTTTTCTGGCAAGTAAATATTTGATGATGTTGCTGCTTTGATTAGATGATAGCCCTCTTGTGCTTTTTTGACCCACTTTTGATAAGTAAAGCCGCTAAAGCCCTGATCTGGTGTAGTTACGTTGCCCATCGTGTTCTGTTGGCCGCAGTTCTGACGGTTTCGCTCTGCTGCCTTGCGCCAGACTTCTTCAGCCTTGTCCTTTGGCAGTGTGTCCAGCTCGTCAACGATGCTGTGTGCAACCTCATAAGCCACAATTCTGCTTGGCTTGTCATAGCTGCGAAAGATCATCTTGCCGTAGCCTTTGATCTTTATCGTGTAACTGGAATTGTTGATTGTGTGCTTAAGGCCAAGCTCTGAAAT